CACGATTACCTCTTGTCGATTGCTGATTTTTCTTCCCAAACGCGAATCGCACCCGGAGCTCCACAGATCGTAAGGTTTTCTCTCTTGAACGCTTCGGCTGCTTTTCTGGTAGGAAAGTTGGAGTGTTCTGGTTTAGGCGTATCGAAGGCAAGACCTAATCCGGTGTTCGTCGCCCTCTGGATACACCACGGGCCATTCTTCTGTCCCGCTCGGTTCACCTGCCAATGCTGGCGACCCTCTTGTGGGTAAAGTCGTGTCGTTGTGATTCGGATCATTGTGTCCTCGCAAATTCACCATGTAGATCCAAAGAAGCCACTCTGTACAACTCTCCAGCGCCCTCTTTTGTCGGAGAAAACCCTGGCAAAGTGCCCGTTGGTTAAAGGTATCTCGCGATACAATAGTTCTGGGGTTGGCATTGATTGGTCCTCCGTGACCTTGAGATGATGGAGCGTTTGCAGCGCCCCACAACCCCATTTTACTACTTATCAATAGCTATTTTCTGCTCCCAGACTCGTATTGATCCGATTCCGACAATGACCTCCGCTGCCTTCTTGGACCCGCGCACCGTTGCTCCGATGGCCTTGTCATTGACCGTGATAAACTCCGGCTTCAGTTTCGTCGGGTCCAGCACTTCGTACTTCCAGACCGACCGGAACGATGTTCCCTGAATATTCGGCACGAATGACGGCAGGACCACGGCGGGAGCTTCGACGGTAAGAGCTTCCTCCAAGACCCCTGCTGCGCCTTGCTTGTCGCCCTGGGCTTCGAGTTGGCGGCTTTCCTCAAGCAACCTTGCCTCTTCGCGCTGGCGGGCCTCTTCCTGCGCTCGCAGGGTGGCTTCACGGCGTTGACGTTCCTGCTCCATGAACCACGCCGAACGCTCCCCGTTGAGCCTCTTGCGCTCCGCTTCAGCATCGGAGGTGTACTGCGTCCTGAGTCCCGTAGCGGCCTTGTGTGCCTTGTTGAAGGCTTCCACTACCGGGTCGATGACCGACTTGATCTCATCGACGGTATCCCGAAGCAGTTTGCAGGACTCGTCGGCGTTCCGATAGGCGGTGTCGTCGGGGTCGTTGAACTTGACGGTGATCTCTTTGGCTTGAGCTACCAGAGCGTCACAGATGGCACGCTGGCAGGTCAGGTCGGGGATCGCGGCGAACAGTTGCTCGATACTCGCTTTAATGTCCGATTGAAGGGCGAGTGCTTGGTCCTGCACGGTTAGAGCGGTGGTGCTCATTGGATTCCTTTCAGTAATAACTTACGATTTTCTTTGACCGGGTTGGGTGTTTCAGTCGTCTTATCGCACTCGCTTCTATTTGCGATATACGAGAGTCTGACACTTTGAAAATCTTTGCGATTTCAGAGAGAGTTTTAGGTTCACAGCCGATTCCATACCGCATTCTGATTACAGACTCTCTCCTCGGGGAGAGTGTTTTAAGTACAGACGATATTCGAGATTTCATTTCATTTGTTTCAAATTCCAATTCTGGATTACCGATGAGAAGTTGAGGTTTGTTTGCGGCAAGCAATGGTAGAATTTCCTCACTGCAATATGTTTTCTCAACCAAATCAGGAAGAGTCAATTCATAAAGAGATCGAGGGAATAAATCCTCTGGAAGCATCCCATAGAAAGAAGATATTCGTTTCGCTGCGGATGAATAAGTATCCGCAGTAGAACCTTTATCATCTCCTCTCTTTAGTAAGACAAACGGAGATTTTTTGAGGTTTAGAAGTTCACCAAATCTCGCCTGACAAACACCGCAAAGTTTAGAACACTCTGCCGCACTCTTCCCGGCCATTTTTTCCCAGAGAAGTAAATTTCTAAATCGGGACTGAACTAAAAGATCGTCTCTGGTATCCATCGTCTATCCTTTCAAAAGCGAGTTATTGATGCGATATTGCACGAGCATGAGAGACGCCACGAACACCTTTTCGTCGAGTCTATCCTCGTGAGCCTCGGCGCGGTAGTAGCGTCCATCTGCTTTCGGCTTGTCGAGCAAGTAGACTCCGTAACGCTTCAGCGGAACCGAACCGTCTCCCCGGAAGACTACCGCTTGCCCTGCCGTCTGAATCTGGTGACTTGGCTGGTGATCGCAGCACGTCTTGATTTCGACGACTGCCGGAACTCCCTTGCCGGCCACTATCTCCTCTTTGGTTCCCATGATGCCGAAGCGATCTATGGTCATGGCGTACAGCATCCCGTTCAACTTCACGGCGCACGGTACTTCGCACCAGTTCAAGTCGGGGGTGAAGTGGAAATCTTCAAGGAATTGGAGCCATCCGGTGATCCGTGGTCCGTACTTCGGATGCTTCTTCAACTGGTCCATGTCTTCCGGGTCCAGTTCTCCCTGGTCATGCCATTTCGTGTACTCGTGGACCTTGGTTCCAAACTGAGCCTTCGCCGCCAGCACGTCCGGTTGCACCATCGAGTAATCGACGAGTCCACTGGCGTCCAAGATTTGCGTCAGAGAGATGAGACGCTTGCCGTTCAGTTCGTACCGATGGCCCTCTTCGACGAAGGTGAGGCCGTCTTCTTCCCTAAAAAATTCGATCATTCTTTCCCCCTTGCTTCCAACAGCGCATCGGCTATCGTGTAGGCGTCCTGACAGTAGGGCATCACATCCATCGACGCGTCCATGTCTCCCCGATTGATGATCGCCACTAGGACCGCTATTGCTATCTCGTCCCGCAACGTCTTGTATGTTGCTCCCTCGTGATCCATTTGGTTCCTCCGGTGGGTCTTCCACCTTGGTATAGGGAAACTTTCCCTTAACAGTGAGTTGGTACTGACGGTAGGCAAAGCGAGCGCGGCGAAGTTTCAGGTATACGTCTTCAGGAACTCCGCGATGCTCGCCTTGACCTTTCTTCCATTGCACGGCGAGAAGACCGTCTTCCCACCCTACGGCGAGTAGTTGATGGTTCGGGTCTGTCACGCCGTACATTCGCATCCTCAGTCTCCTGACTCCAGTTGGTGAAGGGGGTCAATCCACGCCTGCTTGTGCTTGACTTCCTCTTCGACCTTGTACCCTTCCTCGTCCGACTTCCAGACCGACCTACCAGCCTCACGGATGATTAGTTTGGCGAGAGGAAGGTTAATGTCACGAAAACTGTTCACGCCGCCGAAAACAGCGATAAGAGAATCTGTTCCCTTGTCGGCATACACGCGCAGAGAATACCCTTCCCTTCCGGCGCTGTAGCTGTCTTTCTTCTGGTAAGGAATGCTTGGACCAAAGGTGACACGCGCACCATCGGGTAGTGTAATTCTCATGTCGCCGTCTGCTGTATTGAGCAGTAGTGTTCGACCGGACGTTGTTTGCCTCGGTGCTGCCGACTTTCTGGTTGTCATGCTTCTCCTTCTTCGATTTTGGTGTAAGGGTAAAGCTCTGGATGCTTTTTGATGTGCTCCCCGAAGAACTGACCGACACTTACTGACTCGACGAGCGCGGTGAACATCTCCGGCGATACGTTGGCGTAATGGTATTCGCTTCCCGGCTGACCGGCTTCCTTCTGCTTCTTGTTGGGGAGAAACTTGACTCCGAGAGTGTTGGGCGTCTCAAACCCAACTTCGGCGATTTGCGATGATTCGACTGGTTGCCAGTTCATTAGAGTGGATCCTCCTCTCCTGCAACGTCCATCAGAACCACGGGAGCCGGTTCTGGAACGGGAACTGGTTTCGGTTTCATGGATTCGAGTTGAGAGTTGATTGCTTCGGCAACCCCTCTGTCCTCGGCATCGTTGACGCTCACAGCGGAGTAGAGGAAGTTGGCCGCGTCTTGGCATCTGCGCTTGTCGTAGGTTCCGTGGTAGCTTCCACGACACACGACGCTATGGATGTACTCTTTCAAAGCACTGCGCAACTTCTCTTGTTCGTCGGTCATCGGAGTCCCGTCTTCAACGGTTCCGTCTGCTTTGAGGAATTTCACGGTTTACCCCTTTCGTGGATGAAATGTGAAGTTTGGGTCTATGGCGTCTATGGCTGCATCGTAGAGACTTTTTGGAATCTCGTCACGGTGTCCATGAAAGCCGATAGATGCGAGAACTTGCTTGACCTCTTCATCGGTCAACTTCGCCGATTTTGAGATAGCAAAGAAGCGGTTGGCTTGAGGCTTGGAAATTACGGGTTCCCCGCCTACGACTTGCCCCTGCGGTGCCCGTTCCTGCGTCTGTGGGGCGAATGGTGAGGCTTCTGGAGTCCGGTCGATGGTCTGGGCCTGTTTCTGGCTGCGTGGCCGTATGTCAGGCTCTCCGGGGTCGTGCGATATTACACTAGAAAGCGTTGAACTCGGAGTCTCGCTCCCTCTCGATGGTGGAGTAGTGCTGGTAGCCGAGGTATGCGTCTCGCCACTCATAGAGGGTTGGGTAGGGTTTGACGTGACGCTTGCGGGGGTGACTTTGGTCGCGCTGACCGTAGGGGCCTTGGGAATGTCCCAGTCTTCCACGTCTTGAGTGAACAGACCCGACGAGCGGGTAGCCGAAAGAGTCGCGTCGATCTTTGACCGCTTCTTTGCCATCTTGAGGATCGTGTTCTTGAGGTCGGCAATGTCCTCATTGAGAACCCGGCCTACCGTCTGGTCGGTGAGGCGCTTGTCATCATCGCAGAACTTCGCCCCGCATCCTCCCTTTTTCGCGTAGCACAGCCACCCGCCGCCGTACTCATCCTTGCCTTTGATGATGAATTCCTTTTTGCAGTTCGGGCAGACTCGTTGGGCATCGCGCCAGCGGTACTTCTTCTCGTAGCTATTGCACGATCCGAGTCCGGTTGCGACGAGGAAATCTCCCGCCTTGTTGGTGAGAATGCACTTCACTTCGTAGTCGAACAATCCACGGTCGAAGTCCTCAGTGCGCTGCGTTACCTCGTAATTGTCGGCCAACCCGTAAAGTTCGCAGAGCTTGTCGGCCCCAGCCTTGTATAGCGTGGGTTTCGGCGTGCCAGGGATGACGCCAAAATCCTCATCCTCGACCATGCACTCTTTGACGAACTGTTGGAACTGGAGAAGCCGTTCCTTTGCCATCGCCACGTCCATAACCGGGACGATCAGGCTACCAGAAATCGACTGTACTGCAAGTGCTGTTCCCATTGCTTCCTCCGTTGGATCTGTTATGCGACGAGTATCTTAAAGCCGTAGCCGTAGCCGTAGCCGGAGCCGGAGCCGTAGCCGTAGCCGTAGCCGGAGCCGTAGCCGTAGCCGTCGCCGTAGCCGGAGCCGTAGCCGTAGCCGTCGCCGGAGCCGTCGCCTACTTGGTCCATATCGCCACACTTTCAATGCTCTTCTT